ATGCCGTTGGGATACACAGCAAACTTCTCTTTATATTTCATTGCTGCCCAGCCGTCCTTGTAGCCCTTGAGCTTGCCGTAATACATTAGCTCGGCATAGAACTGGCGGTTATCAATCTGGAGTTTGCGGTTTGATTCTGCAAGTTCTTGCAGTTCCCCTGGCAAAGTCAAGACTTGTTTCAATGGACGCTCATAACCGCACTCGCCACAGATATGGCTTTTAAATGTCCACAATGCCTTGCACTTTGGGCAGACTGCTTCTTGCTTTTCTCGCTCGGTAGGTTCTTTCTTAGCTTTCTCTACGGAACTGTCCAAGGTTTTTACACCTTCGGTATAAAGGTTGTCCCAATCCTTACGAAACCGCAAGAAATTACCTGAGTGATCGAGCCAGACTCCAAACTCTTTACCTTCGTGCGGACGCATTACTCGACCCATCTGTTGCACATGGGATGAGAAAGACTTAGAGAATGGTCTAGCAGATACCCCGATCAAGACATCGGTTACATCAAACCCTCTGGTTAGGATGTCCGTAGCGATTAGCCCGTGAATTTCTGTGTCTGGTTTAGAAAAGTCCTCGATGGTTAAACGCTTGTAGTCATCGTCCTCCTTGTAGGACACGGACTCAAACCGATACCCAGCTTCGGCAAAACCCCTGACCAAATCTCTGCCATGATCCACGCCCGAACAAAATACAATTGTTTTTCGTGGGCCGCCAAATATTTCATGGGTTTTCTTAATCCATTCGTTGACGACATCGCCTGTAATTGCCATGCCTCGCTTGGAAACTTCAGCTTCTTTCCATTCGCCAAATGAATTCTTCTCAGCTCCAGTCATGTCAATTTCTTTAGCGACAAAGACCTTCAAGGGAACTAACCAACCTTTTTCTACCAAGTCGCCAGTCGGAGTAGCTCCTACCACATGGGTATAAATGTCTCCTAATCCTTTGGTAAACGGGGTAGCGGTCAATCCAATGACACGGATTTGTGGATTACTATTGAGGAACTCGACTGTTTTCTTACGGACGATATGACACTCATCCAGAATAATCAGATCGATGTCTGGAAATGAATCTCTGCGTTCAAGGGTCTGTGCAGAACAAACTTGAATCCGCTCAGATGGTCTTTCTCTCCAATGACCAGACTGCATGACTCCATGCTCGATGCCGTACTTGGATAGTCTGGCACTAGTCTGATCGACTAATACAATCCGATCCACAATCATGGCGGCTTTCTTGTATCCCTCAGATACTCGCCTCATGATCTCCATCGCTACCTCGGTCTTACCAAAGCCTGTGGATGCGTACAGTAGTTGTCTTATGTGTCCTTGTTTGAAGCCTTGCTTTAATTGCTCCACCACTTCTTGTTGGTGTGGTCTTAACTCTAACAACTTTATCTCCTTTACTATCAGGAAACCGCCTGATGTCGGTACAAAATAATGGGCGGGGGTGGCTGGCGTTGATCCCCAGCTTCTGCAAAATGTTTTGTTTGCCACCCTATCCGAAGTGTGTGGAAAATAAGGTAAAACCACACTACTTTTTCAAACGCAAACAGCACACCCTCGTATCAACCTACGAACTTCACCCCCATAAACTTATGCAGCTTTTTGGGCTTGCTTCTTCCAGTAATTAACTTGCTTTAACAACTCCGCATTCTTGAGCTGATACGAATCTCTGGACGCAGTTAAGCCTTTTACTTGTGCTTCTAATGATTTAATTCTTTCTGCTTGCTCTATGATAATATCGTGAGCTTTCTTCTTATCTTCGGCAGTACCTTCCATCAAGCCAACTGCAATCTGTGCCTTGAGTTCTTCGTTCTCCTCCGCTATGGCTTGGAACTCAGTTGCCATCTCTTCAATCTTTTGTTCCTTCTCATCAACGACTGGATCGGGTGGAGTCTCTGGTTTGGCTTTTTTTGTTCGACCCATCTTCGATGTGTCCATCGTATACTCAACACCGCCACGAGTTACTTTACGAGCTGTTGGTTGAGGAGTGTTCATTTCCTTACGGATCTTATCTACGAATGTCGCTGATACACCGCAAACTTCTGCGATCTTGATATTGTTCCACTCGCTCCATTCAAAATCTTCCAAAAGAACAAGAACGGATCTGCGTTTATCGGCATTGGTTCTGCGTAATCCGTGCTTGTCATTTGCACTGACGGCAAATAGAATCGCATCTCTGCGTGAACCATCATGGACTTCGGCTTCAATTTCTGCGAATGCGGCTTGTTTGTGGGCAAAGAAACGATGCCAGCCATCTGCTAGGTGGTAGGTCTTACCATCAAAAAATACTGTTACTGGCGGCATCTTGCCACCTTCACGGATTACTTCTGCGTATTCTCTGACGGCATCTTCAATGATCTTGTCACGAACCTGCAAATCGCCATCTACATTAATTTTTTCTAACTTAATTTTTTCTAGTTTCATTGTTTCCTCTTTCCTTTATTTTCGGTTTATTACTTACTACTTAATACTAGTTATTACCCTTCCTCTTTTGGTGGACGCACCTCGCCTACCCAGTGCGTCCTTCAACTGCTTCCTCCATTGGAGCCACAGCACCCGACAGTCGTTCGTAGAGTCGGCACTATCTTCGCCACCGACCTTGCACTATTACATCTACTTACCCCCAGTAGTGCTTGTATTTATCCCGCTGGTGTACTCGAAGCCGTCCAGGATAAACCGCCAAAAGAAAAACCCCTTGGAGTTGTTCTAAGGTGAAGTTGTTTAATAAATGGATCTCGGACATTTACTAAACACTCAGAACAACCCGAAGGGGTCTTGTCGAAATCAACTTACCACACGGACTTCACTCCGCTAGAAATAAATATAACACAAAAAGAAAAAAGTGGGCGGTCACGTGAGGAGAAAAAACCGCCCATAAGGACAACCAAGGAAACATTCATGAAACAGGAAAATTATACTGTATAAATTCACAGCATGAGTTGCCTATTTTTTAAGCACATCCTCAAACGGTTGGAGGATAGCTAGGTGTTTACCCTAATACAATCTTTACAGTTCCGCCAGTCTCATCTGCCCGTTCTACTGTGATCTTTTTAAAGCATCTGTCATTGACTCCCAAGGCTAGAGACATCCCGTCTAACCCAGCTTTCATGCTGGCTAGGAGGTTATCAAGATCGTAATGTCTTTTGCTGGGTGGGTAAAAAATAAGATGCAATTCCGAATATTCCTTGGTGGGGATCTTCTGCTCCTTCGTTAAATAGAAACACATTTCCTTATATTCTTTGGTGGCTTTAGCCTTTGTAGCCCAGTGGGTTTTGACATTGGGCTTTAGTGGTGCTGGCGGCCAAGGGAAGGTAAGCATCAGGGTTTTCCTTATTTAAAAATATTTTGCAATACTTGAAAGACAATGTGTACAATCTATTGTATAGTAATAAAAAAAGAGGATCTCGATGAAACAAATACTTCTGCTGCTGAGTGTACTACCTGGCATAGCCTTTGGGCAACAACGCTGGGAGAACGACCCAAACAATTGGAAGAACTCCCCATACAACTGGGAGAACTCCTCTCAGAACTGGCGTAACAGCCCCTATAACTGGGAGAACAGCCAGTACAACTATAACTCTAATAACGGAATTTACAACGAGCGTGGTGATCGTATTGGCTACGAAACCAGAGGAGCTGTTCGTAACTTCTATGACAACGATGGCAACCGCAGGGGATACAGATGATTATTACCAATAAATACGGGCTTCCACAGACATTCTTGAATGTCGTAGAGCGTCCCACCTATACCAAGGGCAAAGCCCATATGTCGGTTACGGAACTGTTAAACAGCCCACAGATCGTGCAGTTAAAGGCTAAGTACTCCGAACAGATTGAGGTCGATGTGACGGATATGATCTGGGCGGTATTTGGTACGGCAGTCCATCATGTTTTGGAGCAGGGCAAAGACCCTAACCATATCGTAGAGCAACGACTTCATTCAGAGATAGACGGCTGGCATATCTCTGGAGCGATTGACCTTCAGATCGTCCACGATGATGGCATCGAGGTCAACGACTACAAGACAGTCGGAGCTTGGGCGGTCATGAATGAGAAGAAAGAATGGGAGCAACAGCTCAATATCTATGCATGGCTTGTTGAGACTGTCAAAAAGACCCCCGTGAATAAGCTAAAGATCATTGCCATCATCAGGGATTGGAGTGCCAGAGATGCTGAGACTAGGGAAGGATATCCTGAGAAACAGGTAGCCACCTTGGATATCAAGCTCTGGTCGATGGAAGAGCGGGAAGCCTTTATCAAGGAGCGTATCCACCTCCATAGCGAAGCCCTGTTTGCGAATGATACGAATGAAGACCTACCCCCCTGTACCCCAGAGGAGTGTTGGGAAAAACCAACAACCTATGCGGTAAAGAAAGAGGGTGGCGTCCGTGCGAAGTCCGTCCATACCACGAAAGAAGAAGCGGAATCGGCATTAGAAAGTACTGGTAAGGGATATTTTTTAGAAGTCCGTGCTGGTGAAAGAACTCGCTGTGCCAAGTTCTGTCAGGTTTCCCCTTGGTGCAAGCAGTACAAAGACTATTTGGAGCAACAGAAATGAAAAAGGTGAGCATACAAACAGTTAAAAATACTATTGGGTTGGCACGTAGTGTCGCTAATGGAACAACCAAATTTCCGTTTATGGGTTATTGCGCAGATCTGATGGAAAAGATGTTGGAAGAAATTGAACAGGCAAGAAAGGCACAAGAGAAATGATAGATGCTAAGTACTACAACAACGGCAAGATTAAGATTGGATCTGAATACTACCTTAATCCGCTACGAAAAAAATACATCGAGGAAGACCCCGATATGTTGGAGATACAGAGGTATTTAATTAACGATCCAGTCCTACTCAACCGCCAGTATTGGACAGAGAAGACTTTGTTGTTTATTAGTTGTTTTGTTTTATTAATTGTTTGTTTGAGAGGGATGTCATGAGTGCAAACGATACACAGGTTGGTGGCAGTCATTACGCCAATCAAGAAATACAGACTTGGGACTATATAGCCGCCAATCAAATTGGGTATTTTGAAGGAAATGTAATTAAGTATGTATCACGGTGGAAGCAAAAGGGTGGGATAGAGGATCTACGGAAAGCACAACACTACCTCAGTAAGTTGATTGAACTAAACATAAAGGAATAGCATGGAAACATCACAGGAATTAACATTGAAATTTATGGTGGCGTTAGCATCAAACTCGTCATATGTCGATCCTCAGAAAGATATATCTGAAGAGGCTTGGAAGGTTTACACAATGGCAAAAACATTAACCCACCTTTATTTAGAGAAAATAGCATGAGCGTATATAAAAA